GTATCACCACTGGGCTGGTGCCATTTACTGCAAACTTCATGGTCAAGGCAGCTGCGTTGCCTGGACAAACTATCACAGAAATCCCTGTCAACTTTAGAGGTAGACAGTTGTTTATTGCTGGTGATAGAACATTTGAGACTTGGACAACCACAATTCTTAACGATACAGATTTTGCAATCCGTAACGCTATGGAAAGATGGATGAGTGGTATCAACGACTTGGAAACAAGTATTGGTGTTACTGATATGTTGGAATATACTTCTGACATTATTGTAAGACAGTTGGACAGAGATAATACGATTCTTAAATCTTATGTTCTTAAAACCTGCTGGCCTACTGTAATTGCTCCAATCGACTTGAACATGGATACAGTAAGTGAAATTGAAACCTTTGATGTGACATGGAGATACACATCATTCTCTGCAAGTAGTGTATAATCTGGTTTTACAAACTTACTAAATAGTAAGGTAAAATTAGGAGAACTTTAGTATGGCGGAACTTTTTGGTTTCAGAATCACAAAAGCGAATCAGGGTGGGAGTAGAGATGGATTCTCTGCTCCCTCTACTGACGATGGCACCCTTGATGTAGTATCAGGCGGTGGACATTATGCTTCTGTCCTTGATATGGACGGGCGTGATAAAAATGAATTAGACTTAATCAGACGATATCGTGACATTGCACAACAACCAGAGTGTGATAGTGCTATTGAGGATATCGCAAATGAAGCAGTTGTCTCTGACGAAAGAGGACAATCTGTTTCTATTTCCCTCGACAGATTAGATCAATCCCCAGCAATCAAATCGAAAATCAGAGATGAGTTCGATGAGGTTTTGCGTTTGCTCGACTTCAATGCAAAAGGACATGATATATTCAGACGTTGGTATGTTGATGGACGTATCTATTATCATAAGATTATTGATACAAAATCACCTCGTAAGGGAATTAAAGAAGTACGTTACATTGACCCTCGTAAGATTAAGAAGGTCAGGGAACAAAGAAAAGAGAAAGACCCGAAAACTGGTGCTGACTTTGTTAAGTCAGTTGAGGATTTCTACTTGTTTAACGACAAAGGTTGGGAACAGAATGTAGGAACATCTTCGGGTATCAGAATTACTGCTGACTCTATTACATATTGTCCATCAGGACTTGTTGATATGCACAAAGGTACAGTCCTTTCATATCTAACAAAAGCAATCAAACCTGTCAATCAGTTGCGTATGATTGAAGATGCGTTGGTTATCTATCGTATCTCTCGTGCGCCTGAAAGACGTATCTTCTACATTGATGTGGGTAACTTGCCGAAAGTAAAGGCAGAGGCATACCTCAAAGATGTGATGAATCGTTATCGAAACAAGTTGGTGTATGATGCACGAACTGGTGAGATTCGTGACGATAGAAATCATATGTCTATGTTGGAAGATTTCTGGTTGCCTCGTAGAGAAGGTGGAAGAGGTACAGAGATTACAACTTTGCCGGGCGGTTCAAACCTTGGTGAGATTGACGATATCAAGTACTTCCAAAACAAATTATATCGTTCATTGAATGTTCCTATCTCAAGACTTGAGGCAGAGAACTCATTCAGTATTGGACGTTCTGATAACATCACAAGAGATGAACTCAAGTTTACTAAGTTCGTACAGAAAATTCGTAAGAAGTTTTCTACACTGTTCTTGGATATGCTTCGTACACAACTTATTCTTAAAGGTGTAATCGCAGAAGACGAATGGCCGTTGATTAAAGAACACTTGCAGTTTGACTTTATGCAAGACGGACACTTTACAGAACTGAAGAATGCAGAAATTCTACAGAACCGTTTAGATATGTTGGGAACGATTGAAAGTTATGTCGGTACATATTTCTCTAAGGAGTATGTAAGAAAACAAGTACTAAGAATGTCTGATGATGAGATTGAAGAAGTCGAAACACAGATAAAAGATGAAGCAGGTGGCGAAATGGATGGTCAGGGTGCTGACGATGGTATGTTTGCTACAAATAATCCAGATTTAGG